ACGCGCTGCCGTCAGTTCCGCATCCTCATACTCCTTAAGGGCACTGATCCGCATCAGCACCCCCGATAACATGGATGAGCCTCGCGTCTGATGCAGACGACGAGTGAACTTCAGGTGGATCATTTTTCCGGCAACGATTTCTTTCGTATCACTCTGCCGGCCGCTGACCGGATAATTTTTATAAACCAGATATTTTTTCGGTCTTCCCCACTCATCAAGAAAAACCCCCTGATTCAGCCCGGCGGATTCATCACTGCGCATGGGAACAAAATCCGGCTCCATCGCTTCAAGCCAGAATGGCACTCCCGCCGTCCGTTCCAGACCATTTCCCGCCCCACTGACCATCTGCGCAAACACTTCACCATCCCGCAGCCAGGTCCGCAGCAGTAAACGCTCAAGCACGGGACGGGTATACTGCCCTGTCACATCCGGACTGACCGACCATTCAGCCCACAACCGGCGGATATCCGCAGCCAGCTCTGCCGCCATTTCCCCGTTTTTTCGTAATGGCTGAGGCTCCACAATAATTCCCCTGGCACCAATCACCCGCTCTTCAAGCTTGTCAAACACACCAATCACCAGGTCATGATTGATATCCAGAAAACGGGCCTGCTCCCGCAGGGAAACCGCACCGTATTTACTGAGCTGATCAGCAGAGCGATTTTCCCGCCGGGCTTTATGTGTCCGGGTCGTTTTCACCGCCTCATAGGCCATGATTAATGCCCTTGAACGCAGTCTGGCTGCTTTCCATCCGGGGGAAAACACGCCTATCACATCATCGATAATTGCCATTAAAACCTCGCCAGTTTAAATCCCGGTTTTCCCCGTCTGCGGTTCTCCATCGCGGCAAGCCTGCGTTCCCACTCCTGACGTCCGGCGCGGATCTGAGAAAGGCTTTCCAGCGTCAGTTGCTGCCCGTTGAAGGTGACAGACTTCCCCTCCAGTACCGCCCTTTCCGCTTCACGGTACCGCTGTATCATTTCTCTGACTTCTTCAGTGCTCACAACCAGCCTCCTGATGTTGTCCATGGATTATCTTCCGCACGCTCCGTCCGCAGTTTTTTCTTCCGGCGACGGCGTTTTTCTGCCCCGGCCGTCAGTTCCG